GGCATACGTCAGGGTAAGAATGGATTTGAAAAAGATAAGACACCTGAACACTTACCAGATACACCTGATGCACCTGATGAACATAAGACACACGTTACAGATGCCTGGGATACGTTGTTCTTAGGATGCAACTTCTATTACAAAGAACCTTACGAAGAGTCTTATGGCGCCATCTTCATTGGCAAAGACTATTAACAAAATCGGTTGACATTATTTGTCAACCGTTTTTGTTAACGCCCAGCATATTACATGAAATTTTATCTTTGCCGGCAAGCTTCCAGTCAGGGCGGTGCGTGGTTCTTACAAACAGAGAGTGGAAAAAATTCCCCTCATACACCCCTTAATTATTTTGATTATTAAATTTTTACGCAAAACTTTAACATATTTTTACTGGAATAGTTTGATTTTTGATTTTTAACGTAAATAGATGCGATTTATAAAATTATTTTGAAAATTTTATCTTCCAAGATTAAAAAGTTTTTTTGATACAGGGCTTTTGACTTGTATGGGAACGAAAAACCCCGCATTATTGCAAATGATTGAGGGGTTAAGTTTGACCATTTAAGTGCCTGAAACGGTCTGAAAAGTGGCTTCACAACTCTAATTTAGAGGGGTGAAGCTGTGTTTTCGGACTACTTTTGTCCCGCCAAAAGTAGCAAAAGGCGGAAAACACCCGCGAGGGGCAGAGATGAAAAAATACTTTTGTGTGCTAAGTGCATCTGGTTGTGAAGCCCGGTGCACTTTTTTTGTCCTTTAATGCCCTATATCCAATAAGTATTTTTGAACTTGAAATTGAAAGACAATGGAAAAGCTGATTAAACAGTCTAAAATTTGGGAACTGATGGAGCTGAAGGAAAAAGGGAAACCGAAACCGTTCAGTTTTCAGTATGGGAAAAAGAATGGTGAACTGGTGACGTATGAAAATGCCACTTTCTCAAGCATTCACTCCAAGGGATCGACCGTGAATATCATGCTTCAGGGCGAACAGAAACCAAAATCTTTCAGAAGAATATGCATCACCAGGTTCAACGAATTTAAAGTTTACATATAATGAGTAAAAAAGTAGGTTCAGAAGTTTTTGACTTTGAAACCACGGCTTATCTGGCCGGTGGCAAAGCAGCAGTATTTTTCACGGATTCAAAAGAAATGGTGGGTAATACCAACACACCCACCGCAGACTTGACTCCGACCAATATGAAAAGCACGCAAATAAAATTTGTAAAGCGTGGAACTGCCAATAAGCAACCGGTGGAAGTAATGGATAAAATCTATGCTAATTCCACACTGGGAGCAAACATTCAGTTTAATTCCATGATGGCGTATGGCGATGGTATTATGGTGGTAAAAAAAGAACGTGATCCGGTAACCAAAGAAATTAAAATTGTGGAACAATTGCCAAGCGAACAGAAAGAAATCTTTCAGTTCCTGGATGACAACAATTACAGTTATGCTACTCAGGAATGGGCAAACGATATTATTTGCATGTACGAAGCCTATTGTGAATTGATTTTTCCCCGCGATAAAAGCAATAAAATTGTAGAAATTAATCATGTAGAATCGGTAAACAGCCGTATTTCATTAGCAAATGTTGACACCGGAGCTATTGAATACCACGGTTACTCCACAAAATGGCACGAAGGCAGTCAGCCCGACCTGAAAGCCACTCCTCTACTCGACCGTAAAAATCCACTTCGCGACTTGAAAGTGCGGCGTGGAATTACGCTCAATATGGCAGGAAAAACTGAATCACCAAAAGACTTTAGTTACATTGTTCAAATGATGCAACCCACACCGGGACGTTACTACAATGGCAAACCGTACTGGTGGGCAATTTTTGAAGCCGGTTGGTACGATTTTGCCTGTGCCATTCCAAAATTCAAAAAAGCATTGCTTCAGAACCAAATGAGCATTAAATACCATGTTACCATTCACAAGGATTTTTGGATAAAACTTTTCAAATCGGAAGGTATTCCTGATACCGATCTTAAAGCACGGTTGGCACGTCGTAAAAAGTTTCTGAAAGATATGAACGATTTTCTATCGGGTGAAGAAAATGCCGGTAAATCGTTTGTTTCTGAGTTTGATTATGATAGAATCAAAGGATTTGAAACGCAGGACATAATCATTAAAGATATTCCCGGAACGCTAAAAGGCGGTGAATACCTCAAAGACTCGGAAGAAGTAACCAACATGATATGTTATGCCATGGGAATCCATCCTTCCATTATCGGAGCTTCAGGAAATTCCGGGAGCATAAACGGAACGGAAGCACGAGAACTGTTTATCATTAAGCAAGCCATGATGAAACCTATCCGTGATTTACTCACGCTTCCACTTTATATCGTGAAAGAAATAAACAAATGGGATCCGGATGTTCATTTCGTGGTACCAAACATTATGCTTACCACTGTGGACAATGGAACCGGTGCAATTAAATCAGTTGGAAATCAAAAAATGCCATAACTATGAGCGCAATTATAACCACAATAGATCAACTTCGGAAAACAGTAAGTATTAATGCTTCTATTCCTTTCGAACGGGTTGAACCGTTTCTTCAGACGGCTCGGGATATTTTTTTAGTTCGGTACCTGGGCGCAGAATTGGTTGAAGTGCTGGAAGCAAATGAAGTTCCAGAACGTGCAACAAAATTACTTACGTTGACACAATCGGCACTTGGACCATTGGCAATTTGGCTTGGTAATGCTGAATTATCTGTTCGATTTGGCGATAAAGGATTTACAGTCGAATCTAAACAAGGTGAATCGGTAGCAGCTTCAGACACCAAAATTGGAAAAGTAGAAGAAAGCCTGGAACGAAGAGGATTTCAGTATTTAGATCAGGTACTGGAATACTTAGAAGCAAATGCTTCTGATTTTCCAGAATGGACTGAAAGTCGATATTATACGCTCCGTGGTGGAAATTATATTCAATCAACCACGCAGTTTCAAGAAATTGGATTGGTGGATATTAATTACAGTCGGTTGACTTTCGAAAGTTTACGGCCTGTAATGAGCATGATAGAAATGCGCTTTATCACCGAATTACTCGGAGATACGCTTGATAGAACTTTACGGACAAAATTAAACACAGATCAATCAGCTGCTGAAAAATCGCTCATTGATTCCGTTCGTAGATTTGTGGCTTGCAAGACAGCGGAGCTTCACACAAGCCAGGCGAGTAAACTGAACCGTACCGGATCAGGAACACCGGAGTACAAACCGCTTATCCGTCCACTTTATTCCGATCCTCAAAATGAGGGGAATTTCTTTGCCGACCAAGCCGTTTTTTACTATAATAAAGTACAGCAAACTTTGAATAAGTACGCTGTGGAGTTTGGTATTGAGCCGATAAATTCGGCTATGGATTTCAATTCGGCTGATATGAAAATTTTTAATTCATTTGGATAATGAAAACACTTCATATCGGTGATTATACGTTTTCGCTTCCTGCAAAAATGGACGAAATGACGAAAAATCAACTTATAAGTTTATCTCACTTGGTTGGTACTGAACTACCAGTTCAGGAAATTAAAGTGAAGATGCTGTTTATTTGCCTGGGCGCTGTGGTAAAGCGCATGAAGAACCCTGGTTACTTCCGCATAAAAATTGATAAGAATGTATTTGCCATTACGGCCGAAGATGTAACCAATGCTGCCAGTGCTTTCGATTACCTGTTTACCGAACCCGATAAAGATGGACGTTGTTTTTTGGATAACCGTTTAACAGTAAATCATTATCCTGAAATCAAAATCCGTTGCCGTAAGTTTTACGGACCAAAAACCGGAATGACCGATTTGATTTACAACCAATATATTTACCTGCAGACGTATGACGTTATGAAGGAAAAAAAACCTGAAGCCATTTATGCATGGCTGGGTTGTATGTTCCGCAGGGATAAGGCAGCATTTAACCCGGATGATCTGAATCTGGAATATATGAAACGCCTTAAGCCGGAAGTGGTAGTATTGACTATTTGGTTTTGGATAGGAAGTTGCCGGTTTATTGCCGATAAGTTTGAAAGAATTTTCAGTGGTGGCGAAGCTGCCACCGGTAATCCGTATGACGGCCAACAGAAATTGCTCGACTATATTGCCAAAGCCGATCCCGAAAAGAAACGTGCTTACAAGCAAGATATGTTATATAACATACTTTTTTCACTCGATTATATGCTGGAACAGGAAGAAAAAGAGACTACTACTGCCTAAATACTTGTTTTTTTGAGATTGAACTATTTTTTTAAGGTTGATAATAGTTCTGGGCTGTGAAGTTCGGAACTATTTTTTTTTATATCTTTGTTGCATCATGTTACCACTTCGAAAAAGACTATTATATAATCTTATAGCCGGTATAATTATACTGGTACTGTTTTCTATTATCTATTTATTATCAACCCTTTAAAAATTTATGTTTATGAAAAAAGTTTTATTGTTGGCTGTAATGGCTATCTTTTGTTTAATTAGTTGTGAAAAAGAGGATATTGATAAACC